TTCTTTCATAAGAGCATCTGAATCTAGATCTATATAATCTTCAAATACTTGAACTATTGCTAGTATATGACTTTGTGTTTCCATTCTTTTTTCTTTCTTTTTCATAACATAAATTAGCTGTTAAGAAAACAATTTTAATGTGAAGCTTGCAGCGCTTAGGTAAAAAAATTACATATTGAATACCTAAAAGAACCGTTGCCCGCCCACTGCAAAGGGGAATGCCAAACATCAGAAGAAAAAAATATAGCTCTGTTTTGTTTAAAGCCAACATGAATACTTAATTCATGTTTATTTTTTGATTTTTCATGATAAAAACCTGTTCCGTTGTTTGTTGACTCCTCTCCATACATATAAATTAAACATTGATGTGTAGTTTTAATATCCTTATCCGTGTGTGGTCGTGGTTTATCACTAGCTCCCACCATTGTGTAAGAAGATTCTTTAAATGTCGAAACATTAAAATTAAATTTTTTTGCTATTAATATAGCTATTTGTTTTTGAACATCACATTGATTAGGTAGTGTGTGAGTGTGCCAATAACTTCCTTGATATTCCTCTATTTTATCTTTATCTGGCGGAAAATATGCCACCTCCAACATTTGATGAACAATTTCATTGTATGTGGTTAAAGGAAAAAAATTTTCTTGTATAAATATTTTACTCACGTTTTTTTCTTTCTTTTTCATAACATAAATTTGTTGTCAATTAAAGAATTATCCTATAAAAATAAGATTTAATGACAGAAATTAAGAAAATTTACGTAGCTACACCTGCTTATGGTGGCATGTGCCACATGGGGTATTTGCATTCTATTTTAAAATTGCAAATGATGTGTTTTGATAAAAAAATAGCTATGTCTTATAGCAGCGTTACGAATGAATCTTTAATTACTAGGGCTCGAAATACTTGTGTTTCTGAGTTTTTAAATGCCGAAGATAAGCCTAGTCATTTAATGTTTATTGATTCCGACATTCAATTTGATCCTATGAGTATTAAACGAATGATGGAATATGATAAAGATGTGGTAACGGGGGTTTATTCTAAAAAAGATATTAATTGGGATTATGTTTATAGATTGACTAATGAGCACCGGCAAAAGAAAATAAAGGATAATGACCTCTTATTTTCTTCATCTTTAGAATATAATTTAAATTTTAAAGATCCTCTAAATGTTACGATAGATAAAGGTTTTGTAGAGGTTTTAGACGGAGCCACAGGTTTTATGCTTATTAAAAGAGGGGTCTTTGATAGGATGAAAAAAGCATATCCAGAGTTGCAATACAAGACAGATCAACTTATAAATGGTAAGAAATATAAGTCAAAAAACACCTGGGCGTTTTTTGATACAATGATTGATCCGGAGGACAAACGTTATTTATCGGAGGACTATGCTTTTTGTAGACTTTGGCAGAAGATTGGTGGTAAAATATACGCTGATATTTCTAGCCCTCTTACTCACTGGGGTACGTTTTCTTTTAAAGGACATGTAGGGACTAGATTTAAGAGCAAAGAGGAATATAATGCCATTAACAAAAGTACAATTCAAACCGGGGATAAATAAGCAAGATACAGATTATGGTGCTGAAGGTGGTTGGACAGATGCAGATTTTATTCGTTTTAGATATGGTCTACCTGAAAAATTAGGTGGTTGGAAAGAAGCTACAACAAGCACTATTATAGGAATAGCTAGGGATCAATTTTCTTGGTACACATTAAATCAACTGAGATACACGGCTCTCGGAACTAATAAAAAATTATATATTTTATCAGAAACAACCATTTATGACATTACTCCTATTCGTCAAACTAATTCAGCTGTAAGTAGTTGTTTTACTACAACTTCTTCTAGCGCAGATGTAACTTGTACGGTTACAACTCATGGAGCAGAAGCTGGAGATTTTGTAACTATTTCTAATGTTTCTTCTATTCCTGGAACAAGTAGTTTATCTGCTTCGGATTTTCAGGGAGAGTTTGAAATTCAATCAATTACGGATACTAATAATTTTGTTATTACTTTAGCTTCTACAGAAACAGGGACTGCTTTTAGTACAACTGGCACAGGAACATTTAATTTTCAAATTAATACAGGAAATGCTGTAAGTTCTTTAGGTTATGGATGGGGTACAGCAACCTGGGGAGAAGATCAATGGGGAAATGCTAGATCTACTTCTTCAACAGTTATTCAAGGAGCTAACTGGTCTTTAGACAACTGGGGAGAAGATTTAATTGCTACTTTTCATGATGGAGCGACTTATCAATGGGATGCTTCAGCAGGAACCGTGACCCGAGCAACGCGGATAAGTAACTCTCCTTATCTTTCTCGTTTTTCTATGGTGTCTGTTCCAGATAGACATCTTATTTGTTTTGGTACTCAAACAACAATAGCTACTACAGGTAATCAAGATGATTTATATTTAAGATGGGCAGACCAGGAAAGTTTAACTGATTGGACTCCTGCAACAACTAATACAGCAGGTAGTTTAAGAATTGGAGATGGAAGTAAACTTATGGGCGGTGTTAAAAGTAGAGGAGCTATGTTAATTTGGACAGATAGTTCTGTTCATGGACTTCAATTTATAGGACCTCCTTATACTTTTGGTTTGCAGCAACTAGGTGCTAACTGTGGCTTAGTAGCTCAACATGCTTGCGTAGATGTAAGAGGTGTTACTTTTTGGATGAGTCAAAATGGATTCTTTATTTATGATGGTGCAGTTAAACAGCTTCAATGTACAGTTCAAGATTATGTATTTAGTACATTAGACCCTTCAGGACAAAATGATATTTATTGTGGAGTTAATACGGATTTTCATGAAGTAACTTGGTTTTATCCAGATACAAGCGCTTACAATAATTTAATTAATAAATTTGTAACCTATAATTATGTAGATCGAGTTTGGTCTGTAGGAACAATGGATAGAACAACTTGGGTAGATAGAGGAGTATATGCTTATCCGTATGCTACGCAATATCTTCCTAATTCTACAACCAATGTTACTCCAACTATTACAGGACCGCTAGCTAACGGTGTATCAGCTCTTTTTTCTCAAGAAAATGGATATAATGGAAATGGATCAGCTATTACTTCTTATATTACTTCAGGAGATTTTGATATTAGTGACCAAGAAGCAGGGCTTGTAATGTCAGTTCGTAAATTTATTCCAGACTTTAAAAATCAAACAGGTAATGTTAATGTTATTATGCAATTTAGAGATTATCCGCAAGGGTCGGCTTCTAGTGCGAGTTCTAATTCAGTTGTAGAAACTACTACTACTAAAATAGATCTTCGTGGACGAGGACGTACAGCTAATGTTAAATTCTCTAGTGATACAACTGATACTAATTGGCGATTTGGCACATTCCGATTAGATCTACAACCAGATGGAAGAAGATAATGGCTAGAATTAACATAACACGATTTCCCAACGCTACCCCTGAATATGATCCTCAACAATTTGATGCTATGGTTCGTTTATTAGAACAAATTGTAAAAATTTTAAATACTACTTATCAATATGATATTAGTGCTGAAGCAGAAGCTCAGTCTTGGTTTTTGGAGCATTAAATGGCTAATTCTTATATAAACACAGGAGTAGATCTAACAACAGCGGATTCTACTACTATTTATACGTGTCCTACGGATACGACAGCTATTATTAAATCTCTTCATTTATGTAATGATCAAGCTTCGGATGCTACTGTTGATATTTCTTGGACAGACTCTAGTAATAGTGATGCTGTTATTAAATGGTCAAGTGACCTTACAGTAAGTGCTAATTCTCAAATTGAAGCTTTAGCTCCTAACACAGCCCAAATATATGGGCAATCTACTTTAGTTTTAGAAGAAAATGATGTATTAACTATACAAGCTAATGCATCTAATCGTGTTCATGTAACGGCAGCTGTATTACAGGTAGATAACTTTAAACGCTTTAGAGAGGCTGGTACTACTGCATAAAGACTTGAAATAGGAGTAAAAATATGGCAATTAAAGAAGAACCTAAAATCATTGGATATAGGGAGATTAATGGAAAACAAATCCCTATTATCAAATGCGCTACGGAAACGACAATATATCATACTGAAACAGGACAAGAGTATGATAGTGAAGAAGCTGCGCAAGCAGACGTAGACGATCCTGCAACTTCGACAACTGCATCTCACATTAAAAGGGACGTGAAGATTACAGTTGCAAAACTCCACATGGAAGGAGCAACAAAAAAATAACATGGATCGTACATGCAACAAACAGGAATAGAAACAATACAACAAGTCGCTACCTCTTTAGGAGGACTAGGGCGATACGGAGATACTTATATAGTTCACGCTGCTGAAGGAGAAACAGTTGTTCCTTTAGAAGTCTTGGACCACGACCCGTTACTTAAGGAAAGATTATTCGACTCTATGCGTGCTATGGGCATTCAGCCTGAGCGCTATATTGTGGGCAATGAATTAAATTCAAAAAATCCAGTTACTGGGCAACCAGAATTTTTCTTTAAGCAAATTAAAAAAATTTTTAAAAGTCCTTTGGCTCAAGTAGCTGCAGGAATGTTTTTACCTGGTTCTTGGGGCATGGTGGCCGCTCCTGTTATGGAAGCACTAGCTGGTGGTGAGAGCAAGGATATTTTAAATGCTTTGGCAAGAGGAACCGCAGGAAAAGTTGGTGCCGATTTTACTGGTATTACATCAGCTGACAATAAAATGTTTTTTAAAGATTCAGGAATGTCAGGTGATTGGTGGAATAAGTTAAAATCAAGCGTATGGAGTAAAGGTGGAGCTTTTGACCAAGAAGGTTTAGCTAAAGCTCTTACAGATGGAAGTGAAACTGCTAAAAAACTTGGTCTTACAGAAGGAAGTCAAGAATATAGTAAATTTATGACAGGTATTTATGATTCATTTATGAAAAGTGGAATGGATAAAGGAGGAATTCTAAATCAACTAGGATCACGAATTATGGAAGATCCTCTTCAAGCTTTATTTACTG